GAACGTCGCTGGAACCGCAAATGCCGACTCACTCGGTGTGACAAGCCTGAACGTTGCGGGCACGGCCAACGCGTCCGCACTCGGCGTGAGCACTCTGAACGTTGCGGGTGACGCCAATGCCGCCTCAATAGGTGTGAGCGGTCTGATAAATACGGCGACGCTCAACGTCTCTGGTACAGCCAACGCCGCCTCACTCGGCGTGACGAGCCTTAATGTCGCGGGGGTTGCCAACGCCGCCTCTCTTGGGGTGACGACCCTGAACGTCTCTGGAACTGCCAATGCAGCCTCGCTTGGCGTGAGTGGTCTGATCAACACCGCGACACTCAATGTTTCTGGGGTGGCCAATGCCGCCTCTCTCGGCGTGAGCACTCTGAATGTCTCTGGAGTGGCGAACGCCGCCTCGCTTGGCGTGAGCGGACAGATAAACACGGCGAGCCTTAACGCATCTGGGGCCGCCAACGCCGCTTCGCTCGGTGTGAGCGGTCAGATCAACGCTGTGACCCTGAACGTTGCGGGCACGGCCAACGCCGCCTCGCTCGGTGTGGGCAGCTTGAATGTTGCAGGGGTTGCGAACGCGTCTGCACTCGGTGTGACGACCCTGAACGTCGCAGGAGCCGCCAACGCCGCCTCGCTCGGTGTGGCAAGCCTTAACGTCTCTGGAACAGCCAACGCCGCCTCACTGGGCGTGGTCAGCCTGAACGTTGCCGGCGCGGCGAACGCAGCTTCGCTCGGTGTGAGTGGTCTGATCAACGCTGCGACCCTGAACGTCTCTGGAACCGCCAACGCCGCCTCACTGGGCGTGGCAAGCCTTGACGTCTCTGGAACAGCCAACGCCGCCTCGCTCGGTGTGAGTGGTCAAATCAACACGGCGACCCTGAACGTTTCTGGAACTGCGAATGCAGCCTCACTGGGTGTGGGCAGCTTGAACGTCTCTGGCGTGGCAAACGCCGCCTCGCTCGGCGTGAGCGGTCTGATCAACACGGTGAGCCTTAACGTCTCTGGGGCCTCCAACGCCGCCTCGCTCGGTGTGACGACCCTGAACACCGCTTCTCTTGGTGTGAGCGGTCAGATCAATACTGTGACCCTGAACGTCTCTGGGACGGCGAATGCGTCGGCACTCGGTGTGGGCAGCTTGAACGTTGCCGGTGTAGCAAACGCCGCCTCGCTCGGTGTGAGCGGTCTGATCAACACGGTGAGCCTTAATGTCTCTGGTACGGCGAATGCAGCTTCACTGGGCGTGGCAAGCTTGAACGTCTCTGGGGTTGCGAACGCCGCCTCGCTTGGCGTGACGTCCCTGAACGTCTCTGGGACTGCAAACGCGTCTGCACTCGGTGTGAGCACTCTGAACGTTGCCGGTGCGGCAAACGCCGCCTCGCTCGGCGTGAGTGGTCAGATTAACACTGCGACTCTGAACGTCTCTGGTACTGCAAACGCCGCCTCTCTGGGTGTAGGCACCCTGAACGTTGCCGGTGCAGCAAACGCCGCATCTCTCGGTGTGAGCGGCCAGATCAACACTGTGAGCCTGAACGTCTCTGGAACAGCCAACGCCGCCTCGCTCGGTGTGACTAGTCTGAACGTTGCGGGCACAGCCAACGCAGCCTCGCTTGGCGTGACCAGCCTGAACGTCTCTGGGACTGCAAACGCGTCTGCACTCGGTGTGAGCACTCTGAACGTTGCGGGTGCCGCCAATGCCGCCTCGCTCGGTGTGAGCGGTCAGATCAACGTGGCAACCCTAAACGTCTCTGGGACTGCAAATGCAGCCTCGCTCGGCGTGACGAGCCTGAACGTCGCGGGCACGGCAAACGCCGCCTCGCTCGGTGTGACAAGCCTGAACGTCGCGGGCACGGCAAACGCCGCCTCACTCGGTGTGACGAGCCTGAACGTCGCGGGAGCTGCGAACGCCGCTTCGCTCGGTGTGAGCGGTCAGATCAACGTGGCAACCCTAAACGTCTCCGGAACCGCCAACGCCGCCTCGCTCGGCGTGAGCAGCTTGAACGTTGCAGGGGTTGCCAACGCCGCCTCTCTAGGCGTGAGCACTCTGAATGTCGCCGGGGCCGCGAATGCAGCCTCGCTGGGCGTGAGCGGTCTTATAAACACCGTAAGCTTGAACGTCTCGGGTACGGCAGATATATCAACAATAAACGCAATTAACATAACGGCAACTTCGTTCACGTCTAATTCTACAAATACAGTTTTCAGTTTCGATACTCTATCAGTGCCGTATATCTTTGCAGATACAATTAACAGTTCGGGTTTGGCAAATCTATCATCGATTAACGCAGTCAGCGTATATGTCGCTAACATAGTCCAGACGAAAAACGTAGTGGCAGATGGCTTCACGTCTAACAGCGCCAACACCGTCATGAGCTCGACCCTCAACTTGACTGGCGGTCTGCTCGTCTCGGGCGCCGCCGCGGGCGCTGGCCAGACGCTCGTGACCACCGGTACGGGTGCGGGCGTGCAGTGGGGGACCTTGATCAGCTCTCAGTGGACCACAGGAACAACAAACATTTATTACTTTTCGAACGTCGGTATAGGGACCAGTGCAGTCTCGGCCAACGTCACAGTATCTGGAAACATCTACGCTTCCAATGCCCTTTCCACAACAAACATTTTCACAACAAATCTGACAGCCACAGGAACCATATCAGGTGCGTGGACGGGTGTGAGCCAAGGGACGCTCTTGACTCTCGGTACGACCCTATCAACAACTGCATTCGCGTCCAGTTCAGACACTCCGACTCTACAAGCGACCCACCTCAACCTCGCGAGTTTCACGGGCTCGGGCGTCTCTTCAAGTTACACGATCACCGCTGAAGGTCTCATCAAGTTTAGCGCCGTAGGCCTCTACCAGGTGCAGATGGTGCTCGTCGCTGACGCCCCGGTGCGCAAGCTGGCTCTCGGAACAAACACCTCTTCGGCATTCCCTTCAAGCACCTCGGCTTACACGTACGTCATAGACATACCAGTGGGGCAGAGCTCTACAGTACCGCTCGTGATCCCGATCAACGTCACGAGCACCGCCCCATGGTACTACATCGATATGTTCACTCAAACCACTGTGGGCTCAGGGTTCCTTTACCTTACGGCATCCAGCTCCGTCAGTGGTACAAAGTTCGGAACCTGGTTGCAAATATCTCCGTTCGGAAACTACATCAGCTCGGCAGTGAACGCAGCAGCAGGCCTCCTCATGACGACGTCCGGTACAACGCTCTCGAGCCCCGTGAACTCCAATACGTACCGGCTTTCCATGACGTCCGGGGCTGGTTGGACGACTTCCGGAACCAGTGCGAGCATGATAGTCAGCACAGGTGGCAACCTCAAGTTTTATCAAGCGGGCGTTTACCAAGTCACTCTTTGTCTCAACCCGGCTCTAGCCCCCGTACAGTTTGGCATCGCGTCCTCGGCGGCCGACGCGACCACTTCATCCACCCAAGGGCCGTACCTGTACAGCTATGCACCGATGTACACACAGGACCCCAGTACGACCGTGACCTTGCCGGTGAACGTCACCGATGTCACCAAGTTTTACTACATAGACGCCACCTTTGCAGGGACAACCTCGACTGTTGCAATTGCTTCCACGAGCACCTTTGTGAGCGTGAGCCCCTTGTCATCGTACATTCCCAACCCCATGGCCACGGCATCAATCGTGGTTTCGAGCGTCGCAACCGCGCAGACGGTCACGCCTTACACGGCCCTCTCGACCGATTACTACATCGGCAGGGCCTTGGGCGGGACGATCATCATACCTCAAGGCGCGACCCTGACTCCCGGTAAAGTTTACGTCATAAAGGACGAGTCGGGACTGGCGGGCACCAACGCCAACTATAACATAACTATTCAAATGTCCGGCGCCGACACCATAGACGGGCAGACGAGCGCGTCTATCCAACTGGCTTGGACGTCTGTGAGCCTCATGTGGACCGGCGTCGCCAACAAATGGTCTTTTATCTAGGCATCTAGTAGGATGCCGTTCATAATTAATAACCAAACTCGTCCATACGACTTTGGTACCGATGCTATCGAACGTCAGCGCGTGTCGCTCGGCCAGTCGGTCATCGATGCCGATTTTGAATACGGTCTCCAGGCCACAAAGTGGCAGACTTATCAAGAGGTTCGCAAGACGCCCAGCTTCTATGAGACCCCTGGTACTGATCTGGTTGTCACCAACGTCACTACTAATTGGACGGGCACCACACCCTCCACTATCACCGTCTCAACCACGACGCCACCAGCCGCCGGGACGGTCGTCACAGTAACTGGTCTCGCCAACGCCAACAAGACGGCCGATCGTGCCGAGGGATTTTTCCTGGTCACGTCGGTCAGCGCCGGCACATCTTTCACTTACATCGCCAAAGGTGGTACTGTTGGCGCTGCAAACGGTGAGACACTGTTCACCGCCTACACGACTGTTCGCCGCGGGGGCATTTTCAACAACAGCCTTGCCAAGATCCAGGTGTCCGCCATCTCTCAGAGCGGCACGACCGTCACGGTGACCACCACGACGAATCACGGCCTCATGCCGGGCACACCCATCACGGCCACTACATGGACCGCCGCGACCGGTACACTCGGTACGAGCACTCAGGGCAACTTTTTCATAGATTCGGTTACAACATCGACAACTTTCACTTTCACATCATCTTCATCAGTCACCGGTACTGGAACGGGTTCTGGCGGAAGTATCTATGTCCAGCCCTACTCATACACTGTTCACCGGCCGTTCGACGGCGGTGTGATCATATCCCCGGCCCAGCCGACATACGGCTCGAACGTTCTGCGCCAGTCCAAGAAAGTTTTCCGGTACCAGTCTGGCAAGGGCTTCCTATGGTCGTCCGGCACGCTCTTCTGCCCGAATAACGATATCGTGTCCATCACCGCCTCTAGCACCACCCTCCCAGCCACACTCACCATCGTGACGGACATTGCTCACGGCGCGCCGCAGCCTGGTGCTACGATTCAGATTCGAGGCGTCACGACCGCAAGCTTCAACGGCACTTTTGTAGTGAAGAGCGTCACCGAGTCCACCACGGTGGTCGTGGACGCGCTGGTCAATCCGGGTGTGCTCACACCCGTGCTCGGTGACCAACCGCGTTTCGTCATGAGCGCTTGGCACGGCGCCTGTGTGCGTGCAGGGGTTTTTGAGGATCAGAACGGCCTGTTCTGGGAGTACGATGGCCAGACGCTGTGGGTCGTGAAGCGCTCGAGCACCTTCCAGCTCGCCGGACTTGCGACCATCGCCGCCAACTCACAGACCGTGACTGGTGACGCCAATGCACGGTTCAGAGATCAACTCAAGGTGGGCGACCGCATCACGATCCGAGGCATGACCCACACCGTGACGTGGATCGACCAGGCGGCCCAGAATAACATGCGCGTCAATCCACCTTACAGGGGCGCGGCGACCGCAACTGCCGTCAAGGCGTGCAAGATCATCGAGCTGCGTGTGCCGCAGTCGCAGTTCAATCGCGACAAGATTGATGGTACGGGACCTAGTGGATATAACGTTAACCTGACGCTCATGCAGATGCTTGGCCTTCAGTACACGTGGTATGGCGCCGGTTTCGTCGATTTCATGATTCGCGGTACCAATGGCGCCTGGACCATGGTGCACCGTATGCAGAACAACAATGCGAACGACGAGGCTTATATGCGCACCGGTAACATGCCTGTCCGTTACGAAATTGTGAACGAGTCGGGAGTGGCCTACTCTAAACTCGCAACGTCTCTCGCCGCCTCTGGTGAAACATATATAGCACTCTTAGATGACATTACGTATTGGCCCCCTACCGGCACAGTGATGATTGATAACGAGATGATCTCTTACTCGGCCAAGACCATTGCGACCAAGCAGCTCACGATAGCCACTCGGGCGGCGACTCTCGTGTACAACATTGCCGACACAAACAGGACATTCTCAGGGAGCGCTGCAGCCATTCACACGGCCGGTGTTACGGTCAACCTAGTGTCGTGCACGTGCTCGCCGTCCCTGACCCACTGGGGCTCTGCTTTCATCATGGACGGCCAATTTGACCAGGATCGCGGTTATTTCTTCAACTTCCAGTTCAACTACACAAGCGCCTTAACGGCCGGTGCAACCGCGACGCCCCTCTTTTTCCTCCGCCTCTCGCCCTCCGTGAGCAACGGTATCGTCGGTGACATTGGCGCCCGCGATCTCCTAAACCGTGCTCAGCTTCTGCTCCAAAAGATGGATGTGACGTGCTTCAACAGCACGGCCGGTGGAACTCTGAACGTCGTCGGTGTGCTGAACCCAGCTGGTTTTGATGCAACGACCTTTACGTGGCTGCCCATCAACTCGACGGCTCAGGGCGGCCAGCCGAGCTTCACGCAGTATGCCACGTCCTGGTCCGGTGGTGGCTGGACGGCGGGTTCGGGTGAGCGCATCTTTTCCATGTTTTGTCAAGGCAACAACCAGGCAACCATCGATCTGAGCGCCCTCAAGGAGCTGTCCAACACGGTCATCGGCGGTAACCGCATGTACCCAGACGGTCCGGACACGCTGATGATTGCCGCAAGCGCCTTCAACCAGACAATTAACCCCTCGTCTTACAACCTGTATTGGTCAGAGGCTCAGGCGTGAAGAAAATACCTGCGAATTGTAGAGAATGGCTTTAGCACTAAAGTCGAACGTTTACTCGGACGTCTACATCACGGGCAACTGCATCGTCACAGGGACCATGACGACTCTCGCGAATCCGGTCAACAGTCTCATGACGATCCTGCAAGACCAGAAGGCGCAAGGAACCACCGGTGGCACAAACGGAACCGGTTGGCAGACCAGAACCCTGAACACTACAGTGCTTGACCAGATTAGCGTCGGACTCACGACCAACCAGTTCACGTTGCCGGCCGGTACATACCACGTGCAGATTAGCACACCCGCTTGCCAGACGAATAACCACCGGTGCCGCCTGTACAATGTCACAACTTCGTCAACCATTCTGCTTGGCACGAGCGAGTGCGCGCAGAACAGCAACCCCTCGAACATGTCCAACCGCTCGTTTATTGACGGCTATTTCACGAGCGCTGCGAGCGGGACATACCGCATCGACCAGTACTTCCAGACGGCCTATACCAACGCCGGGCTCGGCATGCCGTCTCTGTCTGGTGGAACTGATGTGGAAATTTACACAACTGTTAAAATTATTAAAATTAATTCCGGAGCTGCTTTGAGCCAGTGGACCACCGGTGGCACTTCGGTGTTCTACAACTCGGGTAACGTGGGCATCGGCACGACCAATCCCACGCAAATAAATGCATCTGGAAGTTTAATTCACGTATATAGCAGTGGTACTGACACCCCGACTGTTCGCATAGACGCTACGGGAGGCACCGGACAGGCCCGGCTTCACGTGAGCGCTGGTAACGGTGCCAACTACCGAGCGGGTCGCGTGGACTTTTTCAACTTCCCGACCTCAACAACAGTTCCTACAAACATTTTGATAAGTGATTATGATCAAAACGGACTGAATAACTTCGATTTCGTGAATTTCGCCGGTACTCGTACAGTGACGATCAAACAAAGTGGCAATGTCGGCATCGGCACTTCGTCACCAGAAAATAAGTTGGACGTCACCGATGGGTCGATCGTTGTCGCACCAACCACCTTCGGCGGGGCGGCGAACTATGGCCTTTTCTTCCGGCACGGCTTTTCGGGCGCCAATTACTACAATTGCTCGGTGATGGCATATGATCACAACGGTGACACCAACCCCGACGGCATCTCAATCAACGGTTATGATGGCGTTTCCATCTGTACTGGGTCTAACGCGCGCCAAGAAAGGATCAGGGTTACACAAGCGGGGTTTCTTAGTGCATCATCATCCGGATCATTCTCTGGAGTGTCCTCGTTCGACACTGTTGCTTTCGATCTGGTGAACTACAACATGGTTGAAATCCGAATGACAGTTTATTTCAGTACAACAGGTCTGAGAGTTATGAGTTCTCAACTTGTTGACACGGCGGGTAATGCTTCTTCTCCTGCCGAATCTGGGTGGCAAGTGTTTGCAGGAGGAACTACAGCAAATTATTCTGGAACGGGTGCAAATATTATTAATAATACTGAAATTATCGGCAATGCCGTCGGTGGATTTATTGTTGTTGTACGTGTGATAGGAAACATGGGTTTGGCTCAAAACCTCAGAAACCACTGGGAATGGACAGCTACAGGGTGCTACGCGGGTTTAGGAGCCTCAACTACATTTGGAAGGGCCATGATTCAAAACCCAACCCCTGTAGTAATTAATCGTGTGAGATTCAACTTGAGCGGCGGCACAATGACGGGGAAATATTCTATCTTTCAATATAACACGTAAATGCCTTTCTTCGTTGCAGTGAACCCACAGACGCTCAAGATCACCCATATGTACGAGTACACCCAAGCTGATCCCAGTCGTGACCCGCTCGCGACGCACATCGAGGTGGTCCCTCCGCTCGACTACCGGGCGGTCATCGTGAACCAGGACCTCACGCTCTCGCCAGACACTGAAAAGATGACCGAGATGTACAAATGGGAGTACCAGGCTATTCGCAACCAGCGCAACGACCTCTTGGCCAAGTCCGATTGGACGCAGATCCCCGGCAGCCCCCTGAACGACGAGAAAAAGGCGGCGTGGGCCACGCACCGCCAGCAGCTCAGGGACCTGGTGATCGAGGGCAGCTGCCCACTTGATTTCACGTGGCCAACCCCCCCTTAAATTCTCGCCCAAAATTAGATGAGCACCGTGTTCACAACATCTGGATTCGGCGGCCAAGGCTTGCTCATGTCAAGCGGTGGCGGCGGTCAGGCGGAAATGTTCGATACGTTCCCCAAGGATCTCTACGCGTTCACGTCCTTTGTATTCTCGAACGTAGGGGTCACCGGCAACGTCGGGCCGACTTACACGCAAGTCAAGACCAGGTATGCAGCAACGTCTTGGACGCAAAGC